CATTGTTGCGCACTCACAAGGTGGTAGCACGTTATATGCTAACCTAGTTGTTATCAGCGCAGAGCATAACCGTCGTATGCAAGACATGAATGCTGATGACTATAAAAAATCCGTATTGCTTGAGGGCGTAGCATGAAGCAAGACTTTATTATAGACTTTGAAACGATAGGGCAAAACGCTATGAAGTGTCCTATTGTAGATGCCGCTTTTGTAGTGTTTGATTGGGATCGGTTTCTTACTGATCCCTACACATTCGAAGAGTTGACTGGTATGGTACAAACGGCTAAGTTTGATGTCAAAGCGCAGTGTGACAATGGATGTTCATTCAGCAAAGATGATCTAGCTTGGTGGCAAGGTCAATCAGAAGAAGCCAAAGTAAATTTAAAACCTTCTGAAAATGACTTGACAATACAAGAGTTCTCTGCTATAATATTCAAATATCTGAGGGAAGTCGGTAAGATTGAACACTGGTGGTCACGTGGTAATACGTTTGATCCAGTGTTGATAGAACGAGTAATGAATGAACTTGGGCAACATCACTTGATGAATGAGTATCTAAAGTGGTGGCGTGTAAGAGACATTCGAACTTGGATCGATGCGAAGTTAAACTTCCCCAAGAAAAATGGGTTTATACCAGTCGCAGATATTGAGTACTGGAATGAAACATTTATCGGACACGACAGTACACATGACGTTTCCGCAGATATTATGAGACTGCAAACTTTGCACAGAGTAGAATTTGATTATGAACAACCAAAGAGGTAAAAATGCTCACTATGAAAAAGTCAATAAATGACGCAACACCCGAAGAGTGGGATCGTGTGACAAAACTAAGTACGAACTACAATGCATCAAAGTCTGGCGCACAGCGAGAAGCACTTGGCGTACCTTATATGAAACAGTTACCTTTAGAAGCACTAGCCGCAGGTGCAACAGCACTTGAGTACGGCGCTATGAAATATGCTGATCGTAACTGGGAGAAAGGTCTACCTTGGCAACAGATGATTGATAGTTTGAAACGTCACATCGATGATTTTGAACGTGGCAAAGATTATGACGATGGTCCTGATGGCTCAGGTCTTCCTCATATCTGTATGATCATGGCAGGTGCTATGATGCTTTCTTCTTCTGTCATGCGTAGCATTGGTGAAGATGATAGAATGCCTCCCACTAACGAAGAAGCATTGAGTGCAAAAGAATGCGCTAAGTGGATGCAACATCAGTTAGAACGTGCTACAGAATTTAAATCACTCAGAGAGGAATATAAAGTTGGAAATTAAACTAGACCCCGTAGAACTAGCGAAGAAGAGTCTCTTTGTCGCTACACCTATGTACGGCGGTCAATGTGCAGGTATGTACACTAAGTCTATGACAGACCTGACATCGGTATGTGCTAAACATGGCATTCCGCTTAGACAATACTTTTTGTTTAACGAATCCTTGATTACACGTGCTAGAAACTATTGCGTAGATGAATTTCTACGTTCTGATTGTACGCATCTTTTGTTTATTGACAGTGACATTGGCTTTGACTTTCGTGATGCGCTAACTCTACTACACTTAGCAGACAGTGAGACTGGTCACGATGTTGTTACTGGTCCATACCCTAAGAAGACTATATCTTGGGAGAAAGTTAAGCAAGCAGTAGACGGTGGATTTGCAGACAAGTCCCCATTCGAATTAGAGAACTTCGTAGGCGACTACGTGTTTAATCCAGTTGGTGCTGGCTCTTTCAAGATCAATGAAATTGCAGAGATCAAAGAAGGTGGCACTGGTTTTATGGTGATTACACGGGAAGCTTTTGAAAAATATGCAGAAGCGTATCCAGAACTCAGTTACAAACCAGATCACATTCGTACAGAACAGTTTGATGGTACTAGTGAGATAACTGCGTTCTTCGATACTATCATTGATCCTGAGACCAAACGCTATCTATCTGAAGATTATATGTTCAGTCAGTATGCACGTAAGATCGGTCTTAAGATTTGGATGTGTCCTTGGATGCGATTGAAGCATATAGGGTCTTATACTTTTTCAGGTAGTTTAGGTCACATTGCCGCAGTTGGTGCTTCACCTACAGCGACAAAAGAATCTAATGAAAAAAATTATAAGAAAGACTTGACAAAACCGCTAGAAGATGATATAAATAAGTCTGCTAGTAATATGAATAGGCAACAACGCCGAGCGATGAAAAAGGGTAAATAATGATGAAATTTAGTAATGAAACTTTGAGTGTATTGAAGAACTTTTCACAGATCAATCCGAGTGTGATGTTCAAACCAGGACAAACCATTCGAACTATATCTCCACAGAAAACAGTGATGGCAGCCGCCACAGTAGGTGAGACTTTTGACAAGCCTGCTGGCATTTATGATGTATCTCGTTTTCTCGCAACACTGAGTTTGTTTGAAGAACCAGATGTAAACTTTGGCGAAAGTCAGTTCAACATCAAAGGTGGCAAGCGAACACTGAAGTATACATATACAGCCGAGAACATGATTGTAACGCCACCAGAGCGTGACATTCCAGTTCCTGATCCTGAAGCAACACTAACAATCTCTTGGGATGACCTTGAGAGTGTAGTACGTGCCGCAGGTGTTCTGGGCTTACCAGAAATTGCTTTCAACGCAGAAGGTGATACTATATCACTAGCCGCTGTTGATAGTAAAAACCCTACAGCCGACAACTACAGCATTACGGTTGCTGAAGGTGGCGACTATGGGGACTTCCGTATGATTATCAAAGTTGATAATCTAAAACTAATGCCTACCAATTATGAGGTTGCACTTTCTTCTAAGGGTATGGCACATTTTAAATCTGATAAAGTGCAATATTGGATTGCAATCGAATCACGTTAATATTAACATAGGAGTACAATATGACTGAAGCAACTGAAACTCAAGCACCAGAGGGTGCGCCAGACCAGGGTCCTGGTCTTTCACTAAACGACATCTCTGCCGCAGTGCAGATCATTGATGCGTCTAGTGCTAGAGGCGCTATTCGTGGTGAAGAGATGGTGGCCGTTGGCACCGTCCGTGAGCGTTTTATGGCGTTCTTGAATCACGCTAAAGATCAAGGTCAAATCGACCAGGTCCCAGGCGATGAGCCTACAGCACCAGCACCAGAAGCGGATCCAGCAGACGCCGCTTAATCAAAGTGAAAAGGGGCTCTTGACGGAGTCCCTTTTTTCTGCTATACTGTGACTTTAATTTATATGATGAGGTAAACTATGCAAGAAGAATTCTTGTGGGTAGAAAAGTATCGCCCAAAAAATGTGAATGACACAATCCTACCCGAAACACTAAAAGAAACCTTTCAGCAATTCGTAGAACAAGATAACGTACCAAACTTGCTACTAACAGGTCGTGCAGGTGTAGGTAAGACTACTATCGCCAAAGCAATGCTTGAGCAAATCGGTGCAGACTACATAACTATCAATGGTAGTATGAATGGTAACATCGACACACTACGAACAGAGATATCGTCATTCGCATCTAGCGTTTCGTTCTCTGGTGGTCGTAAGTATGTTATACTTGACGAAGCTGATTATCTAAACCCAAACTCAACACAGCCTGCGTTACGCAACTTCATGGAAGAGTTCTCTAAGAACTGTGGGTTCATTCTCACATGTAACTTTAAGAATCGTATCATTGAACCACTGCACTCACGGTGTAGTGTCGTAGAGTTTAAGATCGCTAACGAAGACAAGCAAGCAATCGCTGGTCAGTTCTTCAAGCGAGTAAGTAGAATACTAGAAGAGGAAAACATTGAATATGATAGATCAACTGTGGCAGAAGTTATTAAGACTTATTTCCCTGATTGGCGCAGAGTCCTTAATGAACTACAGCGTTACTCTTCTACTGGTAGGATTGACTCTGGTGTCCTGGCTAACAAATCTGTAGACAATATGAATGCTCTCATCACTCTGATGAAAGAGCGTAACTTTACAGATGTTCGTAAGTGGGTTGCTGAGAATACAGATATCGATAGTGCAGTATTGTATCGTCAACTGTATGATCTATTACCAACTAAGATAAGTAGTACACAAAGCGTAGCAGATGCTATTATCATCCTTGCTGAGTATCAGTACAAAGAAGCATTTGTTGCTAACAGCGAAATCAATCGTGTAGCCGCACTTGCTACACTCATGGCAGAGGTAGAATGGAAATGAATAGACTACAACAACTTATGGTAATCACAATGGAAGAGTGTGCTGAGTTGATACAAGAATGTAGCAAGACGCTAAGAACATGCGATACTATCGAAAGTGTGCCTCAGAGTACCCGTGAGAAGCTCCTGGATGAAGCTGGAGACGTTCTCGCCATGTTACAGTTACTAACGCACTCCCGATTCTTTGACAATGTTCAATTAGAGATAAGTGCAAAGAAAAAACATGAGAAGTTGAAATTATGGAGTAATTTATACGATGAAAAACCTCTTCAAAAAGAAACCCAACTTGAGTTGTTTGATCTGTGAGAAGAAGTGTGGTGATAAGTACACCACGTTTCAATATAAGTATGAGGGCGGCAAGATAGGTGAGACCTATATTTGTGAGTCATGCTCTGAACAATATGATGTAGAGGAAATGAAACCCAATGAGCAACCCATTTGAATATGTAAATACAATCACGCAGAGTAAGAAGAACATGATGCGTGACAGTGAAAACGACACCCTTGCTGAGAAGGGTTACAGTGGCTTTCTTGTAAACAAGGCGCTGTCATATTTCCCAGACACATTATTACACGCAAATCTAATGAATCACTACCACCAGCTTGAGGATCGTCCTCAGTATGAGTTTTTACTAAATAGTATTAGACCTAAGAAGCGTTTCGCAAAGTGGGTTAAGGATGCTGGTGACAAAGATTTAGATGTTGTTTGTGAATATTATCAATGCAATAGAAATCTCGGGAAAGACTACCTTTCGTTGTTGTCCAGTGAACAGTTGAACATTATGAAACAACAACTAGAAACAGGTGGAATTAAAAAATGAATTTAGTAGAGAGACTTGTAGAGGTCGAACTACCCAATGATGAAAGCTTTCTAAAGATTAAAGAGACGCTAACTCGAATTGGTATTGCCTCACGAAAAGACAAAAAGTTATATCAGTCTTGTCACATCTTGCACAAGCAAGGTAAGTATTACATCGTTCACTTCAAAGAACTATTCATGCTAGACGGAAAGATTAACAACTTCTCTGATGAAGATCAGGGTCGTAGAAACACGATTGTAAATCTGTTAGAAGAGTGGGGTTTGATCAAAGCCGTAAACTCATCACAGACACAAGATCCCGTTGCACCTCTGTCACAGATTAAGATACTTCCTCACAAAGAAAAAGAAGAGTGGGATCTTGTCGCTAAGTACAGTATCGGGAAGAAGAAATGACTTCTAAAGAATATCAAGATAGTAAGTCTTTTGTTATTCACGTTCATGATATTGCTAGAAAGTACGAGAGCGAGTTCTTAAGAGGAATCGCTGATAGAATGGACGAGAATATAGAAGAGATTAAGAAGGACCAACGTCTAAAACAAAAGCAACTCACCGAGTTGAATTGGGATGGCGATTAACGAAAGATGACACAGGATGCTAAGTAAACAGTGCAAGCAACACTTAGAAGAAGCAGGCGAGACTGGATTTGAACATGCCAAGCAGGCAGTAAAGATTGCAGTCAAACTACAGTTGTTAGTACCTGTAGTATTAATTCACGCAGTAGCACCAAGATTTTTTACACACACTGCTACAGACGTTATGAGTAAAATATTGAAAGACCGAACCGAATAAAGGGGTAAACAAATTGAGTGATAATCTATATGTATGGAAACTTTGGGATGAAGCACACTTGCCACAATATGGAAGTGAATGGGCGGCATGTTTTGATTTAAGTGCGAGTATGAGAACTGGAGACGCTGTAACAGTCTACGGTCAAGTAAATCGCAAGTCAAAGAGAACAGTTGACGCTTATGGTAAAGTTACTCTTTACTCAGGAGAACGTATGCTAGTACCAACTGGGTGCGTGTTTGATCTACCTGAGAAACATAGTCTACGTATTCATCCACGTTCAGGACTATCTCTTAAAAGCGGCATCGTTATCGCAAACTGCGAAGGTGTTGTTGATCCAGATTACGTGCAACAGACTTATGTGATGTTGTACAATATTTCCGATGAAATCTTTATGATTAAAGATGGTGATCGGATTGCTCAAGGCGAAGTAGTACCTATGAACCGTACGCCAATCGTCTTGACTGATAGGGAGCCCGAAGAAAAAACTTCACGAAGTGGAGGCTTTGGCTCAACTGGCGTATAAATAACATTGTAAATGCCGTAAGGGTTTACATATATTAATTCTTGCTTAATTAAAAGGAGATAAGCTATGACATTAGCAGACCAGCTAACTCGTAATGACCCATTTATGGTTGGGTTTGATCGAATTTTCGATAGAATGCACACGTTGAATCTATCACATCAAAAACAATCCAACTACCCACCTTATAACATCGTCAAGAAAGACGATGAAGTGTATGTTGTTGAGATCGCTGTTGCAGGTTTCAAGCAAAGCGAAATTGACATCACACTAGAAGACGGTGTACTCAAAGTAGTTGGTGAGAAAGAAACAGAAGACACTACTGATACTTTTATTCATAAAGGTATTGGCGCACGTGACTTTATTCGTTCTTTCACACTATCGGATACTATCGTAGTTCAAAGTGCAGACTTGACTAGCGGTATCCTCTCTATCACACTAGAGAACGTTATTCCTGAAGAGAAGAAGCCACGTAGAATCGAAATTGGTTCTAGTGAAACTGTTTTCTTACAAGAAGACTAAACCACTGAGGGAGGGGAAACTCTCCCTCTATTTCACACACAAACACACAGGAGAGACATTATGTCCAACAAAAACCCATTCGAGATCCGTGCAGAAATGCTACAACTAGCTAAAGAGTACATGGATCAACAATATCATATGAACATTCAATTCTTTGAGAACATGATTGCTGAAGGCGACAAGCAACGTAAAGACGTTGAACAAAGCCTAACAGAAGCATACAAAATGTATTCAACAGAAGATTTAATGGAGAAAGCAAAAGAACTGTACGCTTTCGTATCTAAGAAAGACTAATCAATGCATGGCGATAGGGGTAACGTAAGAATAGTTTGGCTTATGTTAGCCCTATGCGTCATTCTACACGTTGTAGTAATACCAATCTGGATGTGGAGTTTAGGTCTATGAAGCCCAACACAAGTTTCAGTTTATCAGTTACAGACATAGATTACATCGAAACCGCCTTGCACAGAATGCAAGTAGACATGGATAGCGATGAAGACAAGAAGAATATTGTAGAACTTCTTGCAAAGATATATCACCAAAAGGTTTGGTACAGACCAAAGAAAAATTACGTTAGTGGTTGACAAACTGTTTCATATCTGATACAATGCCAACTATAAGATACATTATGAGGTACATATGAGTTTTTACACTTCCGTACATCGTTATGGCAACAAGATGCTGTTTCGAGGCTACGATGCAAATGGTAATCGCATTCACAAGAGAGTGCCATTCAAGCCTACATTCTACTTGCCTACAAAGAAATCGTCTGAGTGGACAGCACTAGATGGTAGTTCAGTCGAGCCGATGACAATCGACAGCATGAGCGAAGCACAAGACTTCGTTAAGCGTTATGAAGACGTAGACAACTTCAAAGTTTACGGCAACAATAACTTTGTCGCCCAGTTCATTTCAGAAGCATATCCAGGTGATATCAAATACAAGTTACGTGACATCTGTGTTGGTAACATCGATATCGAAGTCGCATCAGATGATGGCTTTCCTCACCCAGAGCAAGCTGATCATCCTATCATCTCTATCGCATACAAAGACAGCAAGAGCAAAGTCTATCATGTATGGGGTCTAGGTCATTATGACTCTACCAAGAGCGAACTAGATAACATTGAGTTGATACAGTATCGGCGCTGTGACAATGAGAAAGACCTCATCGAAAAGTTTCTTATCTTCTGGCAGAACAACACGCCAGACATCATCACTGGTTGGAACATTCGCTTGTTCGACATACCTTACATGATCAATCGTACACTCAAAGTATGTGGCGAAGAGACTACTAAACTTTACTCACCTTGGAAAATCTACAAGTATCGACAGATCGGCATCAAAGGCAAGTCGATGGATGCGTATGAGATTTATGGTGTATCGCAAGTTGACTACTATGACTTGTTTCAGAAGTTTGGTTACACGTATGGCACACAAGAGAGTTACGCACTCAATCATATTGCTCACACAGTTCTCGGTGAGAAGAAGCTATCATACGAAGAGCATGGCTCACTTCATGGTTTGTACAAAGCAGATCATCAGAAGTTTATTGACTACAACATCAAAGACGTTGACCTAGTTGATCGTATCGACAAAGAGACTGGTCTCATGGATCTAGCACTTGTTATTGCATACAAAGGTGGTGTAAACTTCCCAGACGTATTTGGTACAACTGCTATATGGGACAGCATCATCTATCGATATCTGAGAGAACGTAAGATTGCTATTCCACCTAACAAGCGTAAGAACAAGAGTCCTTACCCAGGTGGCTATGTGAAAGACCCACGTGTTGGTATGAGTGAATGGATTACATCATTTGACTTGAACAGTCTGTATCCTAACTTGATTGTACAATACAACATGTCACCCGAAACATTGGTACGTGGCGATATGGTTTACCCATCTGGTGTAGATCATTTCTTAGATGCTGAAGCTGAAGACTTTGATAGTTTTGCAGTTGCGGCAAATGGTTCTAAGTATCGTAAAGACAAGCGTGGCTTCATGCCCGAAATCATTATTGGTCTGTACGATGAACGTAGAGCGACTAAGAACACAATGCTTGAGATACAGCAACAGAACGAGAACTCTTCTAGTTCAGACTTGAAGCGTGAGATCAACAGACTGAACAACACCCAACAAGCAGTAAAGATTTTGCTCAACTCACTTTATGGTGCGCTAGGCAATCAGTACTTCAGATACTTTGATCAACAGATCGCAGAAGGTATCACACTGTCTGGTCAGCTATCAGTTCGATGGGCTGAGAAAGCAATGAACAAGTACATGAACAAAATTCTCAAGACTGAGAATGAAGACTTCGTTATTGCAATTGACACTGACTCACTGTATGTTGATATGAACCCATTGGTCAAGAAGGTCAATCCCGAAGACCCAGTTAAGTTCATTGACAATGCATGTCAGAAGAAGTTCGAGCCAATGCTTGAAGAGGCGTATACTGAGTTGTTTGATAATATGAACGCATTCGAAAATCGTATGGAGATGGCACGTGAAGCAATTGCTGATCGTGGTGTATGGACAGCGAAGAAGCGTTACATTCTAAACGTTCACAACAACGAAGGTGTGCAGTACGCAGAACCTAAACTAAAAGTCATGGGCATTGAAGCAGTGAAGTCTTCGACACCTCAAGTTGTACGTGACAAGTTCAAGCAAGCGTACAAGATTATTCTTGAGGGCAGTGAGAAAGAACTCCAAGAGTTCGTATCGAACTTCTATCAAGAGTTTACTAATCTGCCCGCAGAGAAAGTTTCGTTTCCACGTGGCGTATCTGATTTACGCAAGTGGGTTGATCGAAACACAACGTACAAGAAGGGTACACCTATTCATGTGCGTGGCGCTATCATGTTCAACAAGATGTTGAAAGAGAACAAGTTAGTTGTCGAAGAAGTCAAAGATGGTTCGAAAGTGAAGTTCTGCTATCTGAAGACACCTAACCCATCGATGGAGAATGTGATATCGTTCTCTACGTTTCTACCTAAAGAGTTTGGGTTAGACGAATATATTGATTATGAGATGCAGTTTGATAAGACATTCAAAGACCCATTGAAGTTGGTCACTGATGCTATCAACTGGAATGTTGACCAAGTAAGTACATTGGAGAGTTTTTTCGCATGAAATATTTGAAAATGATGAACCCCGCATACAAGAGAGATACAAAGGGCAAAGTTAGAGTATGGCAGTTAGAGATAGGATGGGATGATGTGCAAGCGTGTCATCGTGCCCATACGGGTATCAAAGATGGTACTATAGTTACGTCTGAGTGGAAGCTATGCTTACCAAAGAACGTTGGTAAAGCAAACGAGACGAGCAGTCTTCAACAAGCCCACGCTGAAGCTTGTAGTTTATACACTAAGAAGCTTGACACTGGTTACTTTTCAGATGTGAATGACATTGATACGTTTGAGAAGTTCAAACCTATGCTTGCTGTAGAGTACAAAGAAGATAAGATTAACTTTGAAGAAAGCGACTATTATAGTCAACCAAAGCTAGATGGGATTCGTTGTATAGCCCGTAGAGATGGGTTGTACACTAGATCAGGTAAACCTATCACTTCATGCCCACACATTGTTGAAGCATTGAAGTCTGTGTTCGATACCTACCCAGACGCTATTCTTGACGGTGAACTATATAATCATGTGTACAAAGATGACTTCAATAAGATTGTATCTATGGTACGTAAGACTAAGCTGAAAGACGAAGACTA